ACTTAAGGTAAGAGATTTCGCCGCATCGGCTAACTCAATACCTGAAGCTTGCGCCAAGGTAATCGATTTAGCCGTTACATCTTCTAAGGCTCCCGCTGTCTGCAGTAATGACGGTTTTGCTGACGCAATAAGTTTCATGGCATCCGCGACTTTTATTGCGCCAAATTCCGTTGTTCGCCCCATTTCTTGAGAAGCAATACTGTACTCTTTCATGCGCTCAATAGACGCACCCGTAATCGCACTCAGATCAGAAATTGCCTGACTATACTTGCGAGAAATATTTAAAATGCTACCAATGGATAAACTCACTCCACCTAACATCGCCAGTCGTCCTGCAACATTCGTCACTTGATGACTGATTGAATAAAAACCATCTGCAACCGCTTTTGTTTCACGCTTTGCTTTATTAGAAAAACGTTCTGTTTCACGCCCTGCATGGTTTAATGCGCCTGTAATATTGCTTCTAAAACTGGCGTCATTCAGCAATAGCCCAACCCGTAAATCGGCTAAATTAGTGGCCATAATCTTTATCTTCCTATCATTTTCATTACGTCAGAACATTGCTGTTCAACAGATTTAGAGGTGCTTGTTGGTTGATGTGCACTTTCAGGAGAGGGAGGTATATCTGATGGTGGTATTACACCTGGTTTTTCTGATTTGAGCGCAAAATAAGCCTGCCAACCCAGTAATGTATTGGCAGGCAAATTGAGAACGCGATAGGGATCAATTTCACCCAACTCTTCAGAAAGTTGATAGGCAAAATAGAGTAACGGGCTATCCGTTAGTTTTTTTTTGCCTCGTCTAATGTGCCAATGGAGTGTTGCTTCACGACGTTAATCGCTTCGATGAGGATCGCATTATCATGGACGTTAACCAATTCTTCTGGTTTGGGTAGTAACGATTTACTTATCGGTTTACCTTCATCATCAACCAAGCAATTCAGCAACATACCTACGTTTCGTAATGATGCTTCACGCAATTTGCCATGTTGATTTAATTCAGAAACCTCAAGTTCCAAATTCATCAACTCGTTAGCCGTCATACGACGAATATTTACCTTTACCCCACACAGAATATCGACTTCGATAATTTGAGGTTTCGCTGTGAGTAAAGAGGCTTTTAATCCTTTCATTAACCCAGATCTCCTGTTGATGTTGCAGAAGAAGTTCCCCATACAAGGTTATTTTGTTTTCCTTTTACGGTGATCTGGATGGCTTCATTAGCAGGCGCTGAGATGTCATTTAATTCCCAGCCTGATAATGAAAGGATCATCGTTGCGGTACGTTTATTAGGAAGTTCGCAGTAAAACTGCACCGTTTCACGCTTTTCTGCTGCATTCAAGAACGCAACAAAGTTTTCATTTTCTGGATCATCAATGAAACCTAACGACTTTTCAGGTCCTTCAGGTAAATCAGAAATAAATTGTTTGTTTTTATCGATGAGTGTCGTGACGTCAACAAAGCTCCCTGATTGTCCTGTGGCACCTAATGCCTTACAGTTAACCAGTGGCTTCATTTGTTCAACGGTATCACCCGCTTTACCAAATTTCACAATAGTGCCTGCGGGAAGCATGGCGTATTCTGGCGATGTTTTTTGATCTGCCATTATTTTTACTCCTAAGTATATAAAGAAAGGGCATGGCGAATATGCTCAGTTAAGGTATTGAGCACCGCACGTTGGTTGTAATCGAGGGCTGGACGAATAAAAGGACGAGCAACTTGTTTGATGGTGCCGAACTCTTGAGCGCGAGCTTTCATATAATGAGGTTTTGTCGGTCCTACGGTGACCATAACAGCCCCATTCGTATTTTTTACTCGTGTCGTTTTGATGGTGATATTGTCTCGCATATGAGGCTCAGTGCTTTTTGCATCAAACCCTGCATGCGCTTCCATATCATCTTTCACAACTTGCATGGCTTCTCGCCCTGCTTCACGTAATATCTTGGTTTTTAATTCAACTTCTAATTGCTTTAATTTTTTCCCTAATTCGTCCAACCCTGTCACGCTAAGGTTGGTTATCACGTTGCACCCTCGGGATAAGTGATAATAAAATCACGATAAATGCGGTAGATTTTACGATTTTCCGTTTGCTCAATCATGTCCTGCAGAAAGTTACCCCGCTGAACGGTTTGAACAGGATAGTTGCCAATATAACCATGTTGGATGGACTCCCACTCACGACAGAGAGTCGATTCCAGTTTTAAGGCTTTTGGGTAGTCATCAGGTATTTGAATAACGATTTGGAAACGAGATTGAACCAGTGATGTTCGGGCTAGCCCTGTGTTTATCTTGGGATCACTAATCCGTTGATAGATAATCCCTTCCAATTTATCTGAAGGAAGTTTTAGCGGATAAGCTAATAGCTCCGTAATACGCTCCAGATCGGCTTTAATATCAGCTTCTATCATGTTGAATATTCGCCTCTGTGGTAATAATTGCTCTATCTGACTGATTACGATCAACAGCCCGAACGGTAAATAATCGCCCCTGATAGCCCACCAGCCACCCCATATCAACATCAGAGCGAGGGCGAACAGTGAAATGATAGGTTTCAATTACCTGATCTTGGTCAGCTGTACGAATCTTACGGTTCGACATCGATTCTGCTTTGGCCCATACCTCAGCCACTTTTTTTGGAACGACTTTTTCACTCCCTAAATCATCACGTTCAGTAACATAGTGAGAAAGAGAGATGCGTTTATTGAGTTCACCGGCTTTCATCATTCCTCACAGATTAATATGACGATAGGGATCGAGTAGTAATTTAAATCCTGCTGGTAATATGGCTGTTTCTCTATTTTCATAGAAATTACCAACGGCCAGCATAAGAGCTAATTCAATATCATCAGTGATCAATAAACCGTCAGGATCTTCCTCTGGAATATCCTTTTCGTAGAGATGTCGATTGATATACCCTTCAGCTCGTTGCTTTGCCGCCATCAGATAAGTTTTCAGTAATTCATCTTCTAAGGTATTACCCTCATCCAATCGACATTGCTGCTTCAATTTTTCTAGTGTGGGTAGTGGCATAAATCCCCCAATACCTGCGACCATCCAGATCGCAGGCACAAAAAAACCGCAATTAAGCGGTACTTGATTGATTCAGTGTTATTTAAAACTATTTTGTCGCGCTTTTACCCACCAGCGCTTTAATTGCAGAAGTATCTTCAAGTACGCAATCAAAACGATGGAAAGCTAAGAACGCAGTTTGGTCATATTCTGCGTAACGTTCAACTAAACGCTTCAGGGTCATGTAGGTCACACGACGTAAAATGAAGCGGTCAAAGTCACCACAGAAGATGAATTTTTTACCCGCTTCCATTTTGTCGATCGCCTGATCAACTACATACTGCATACCTAAAATTTGTGCAGGGGCAACACCTGAAATGGACGGAAGCCATAAAGGGCGTTTTTGCGCATCTTCCATTAATTTTAGGTTTTTCAGTGTGTCATCATTAAAAGCAAGACGGAATTTAGGGCTATTACGGTACGCAGGGTCAATCGCATGTTCTAACTCGGTAATATCTTTCCAACTTAATGAGGCGCCGGCGACATCAACAGTATTAGTCACCGCTGTTTCTAAGCCTAATGGTTGTACAGGTGATCCCTTGCCAGTGCCTTTAATCAAGTATTTAGCTTCACCACGACCAATGCGCTGAGCAATACGTGAAGCCAGATACGCTTGAATATCTACACCACTGTCTTGCAATAATTCATTGGAAACGCGGATAATTTTTGATGTAAGTTTTTTAGCCCCTAAAATGGCAGTACCAAACTCAACATCTTGTTCACCTGCTGCGGTATTTTCGCCCAACAATTCCCCTTCTTCATCAGTACCATCGGATGTTGACCAGGTAATATCTTGACCGGTGGCAGTTGATAAAATTTGAGCCACACTTGCGATACCACCATAGGCTTTCATTTGATCAACAATTTTATTCAACATCTGAGTAGGAACGGTATAGCCACCTTTCTCATCGGGCGAAGTACCCTGTGCACGAAGTTCTTTGACCGCTTGGCGCTCTTCTGCAGTGAGTTCACCAAAACCACAGCGCAGGAAGCGGTCAAACGCTTGATTGCGACGCTCTGCTTGCTCTGTTTCAGGGTTATTCGGTTGTTGACCACGCTGTTCTTTCTCTTTGTCATCAACCAAATCTTGATCTAATGAGCGTAGTTGCTCTTCACGCTGAATCTGAGCATCTAAATTTTCAAGTTCAGTTTGCGCTTTATTCCATTGAGTGCGTTGCTCTTCAGTCATCACACCATCACCCACTTTTTCGTGAATGGCGCGCATATCAATCGCGATAGTGTTACGTTTTTGTTTTAATTCATGAAGCTTCATAGTCATAGTATTACCTTATGCATTGAGTAAAGTCATAAGACGCTCACGCGCCAATTTTTGATTAATTGCTTTTTGGAGATCGCCACTGTCTCTGGCTTCTTTCCATGCATTCATTGAGCGAACCGCAGAGTCTGCATCTTGATACGCCGGATAGGTGACAGGGCTAACATCATAGAGTCGAGAAAATCGTGTTATCTCACGAATAACGACACCTTCATCATCTTGGTACCAGTCTTCACCATCCCGCGCGACACGAAAGGCAAAAGAACTTTGATTGATATCGCCACGTTGCATCGGTGCCAACACTAAATCACGAATAGTTTGTGTATCAGGTGCCGTAATATCGTAAACAAGCCCACGTTCATTGACGCTAAGCGATAATGTGCCTGCGGTTGTTCGCCCTAAAATATAATTTGGATCGTGATTAAATAACCCGCGCACATCATCATTGAGTACATCATCAAATGCGCCCGGTTTAATGATTTCACGGAACCCATAAATCAGCTCAGATCGGGAATCGAAAACAGAGCCTAAACCCACGATATGTGTCGGTTTATTTTCTTCTCCTGCTTCCGCCCGAACCTCACCGACATAACATCGCGTTTCTTTTTCACTGCTCATCGTTATCCCCTTTCGATTCTTCTGTTTTTCCCCCTGCGAACTGAGTGGCATTGACGCTCACTAACATTTCATCAAGACCATCAACAGGATTCATATCCTCAAAGGCACGCGCCTCATTACGACTCATCCAACCATCTGTAATGGCAAAATGATAGAAATCGGCTCGCTCTTTCGGTGTCCCTCGCAACAACCCCGCTAAATTAAATCGCACATAAAAGCCGGCCACTCGCTCTTGTCGAGTAAACAAGCGTCGATTTAATTCCTGCTCCCAGTTCACTACCCATGGCATGATGGTATGCCGTACAAACTGAATGGATTGTTCTGAGATGTTTGAGAAAGTGGCTTTTTCGAGGTCGTTAATCATGTGAGCTGGCACATTGAAGATCCCTGCAATCATTGAGCGATTCAGTTTCAACATATCAATCAATTGAGCATCAACAGGAGAAACCGTCAGCGCCTTGTAATCCAGATCGGCAGGTAAAAGCATGGTTTTATTTTCTTGACTTCGTAACATTCGGGAAGCTTTTTGCCACATATCTTTCAGTCGCTCCCAGCCGTCTTTCTGTAAATCACCCTTCACTGAGACGATACCTGCCGGACGAGCATTACCACCGAAAAACGAACTTGTGTATTTCTGCCCGGACATACCCATGCCGATGGTTTCCGCATGTTGAATGATTGGGCTGATCCCCATTCTTTGATTATTCCCTAACGCCCGAATATGGATCATGTCATCGGGGCTAATGGCAAAATTCCCCAATTCGTTATAAACGCCGTAAGTGTATCGACCACCAGTATTAAGCAGTGTCGTTTCCCACGGCATACAAGCTTCTAAATTTGTCACCTCGCCTTTTCGATTACGGATAACTTGCGTATAACCATTCCCCCACCCCAGCACATGACGCTCTTTTGTTTCGCGCCATTTATAGCTTGTTTGCCACTCGTTAGGCTCATCATGAACTAAATAAAACAAAGGATGATCACGCGCAGTTTCTACCCTATTACCCGACTTTCGCATTACATGCAGTGGCATCTGGGCAATAGACGATGAAAGCACATAAATACAGGCATAAACTGCTGCTAATTTCATGGATGTTTCAGGGCTAACATATACATCAGCCGTAAATAATCCGTCATTATCAATAGAGTCAGCCGTAATCGGTGTGTTAGGGTTCTCTAAACTGGATGAGTCGTTGCGAAATAGAGCATCAATTAACACGTTTCCCCCTCATAGCTACCGCCAAGGCATAGGTTATTGCAATGCAACCACCGATAATCAGCGTGTTAGCAACACCATATTTTAGATAACACCCCGCCATAACCGCACCAACACCAGCCAGTGCAGTGATATCAAGTAATAAGTTTTTCATAGGAATAAAAGGTCTTCGTTAGGATCTAAAGAGGAAAGGAAGTCACGCTCTTCATGTAGCATTGCTCGCCCAATTGCCATAATTAATGCAACTGCACCGTCAATTTTGTTCTCGTTCTGCTCTTTAATGGGCCTCACCACATCGTCATTACCTGGTAGATATTTACCAACCACATTCCCCATACACCATGTCATAATCGGATTACCATCATGATGAAAGCGCCCAGAAGCAATTGCAGCTTCAAGCTCTTTCATTGGATCCGACATATTTGTGTAGTTTTGAACGATTGTGATAGGGTTTAGCCCTTCATCGGCTAACTGATGCGATAAGTTAGTTGCTCCATGAGGGTCAATTGGGCTTTCACTAATGGGTGTATTGAGGTTATCTGCTATTGCATCTTCCAAAATAACGCGGTAATCAATCTCCGCGCCATCAGTGAGGGTTAAATGTTTTGTTTCTACCCATTTTTTAAATCGCTCTGCAGTACGCTGATTTTCAATATCAGCACTAAAAACTGCATTGTAGGGCACATAAAAACTGGGTGAAATGCAGTAATAATGACGTTTGCCTTCTATTTCACGAGTAAACAACTTTACCCGCGAATTCATATCGATTTTTCTAGCTAAGTCAAGAGCTTGATAGCAAGACTGACCTTCAAACATCTCTAACGTGAGTGTTTTATCTTCACACGCTCGCCAACTCAACATATTAAAGAAAGCCGAACGAGCAGAAACCCAAATATTTAAATGTTTAGTTTTGAAAATACTGGCTAATCGAGGGTTATTTTTAGCTCTATTTTGCTGACTAATAAGAAACTCACTATAAACAGAAACCCCCATATTGGGATTAGCTTTCTTCAGTGTATTCGGATCAGTCCAATCATCTTTTTCATCAACGGTATAAATGACACCAAATAATTCATCATTAGGCACTGTTCCATTGAGCATTTCGATCACTTCACGGCGCTTATCGTAACAAGGCCCTTCGATATTATAACCCGCCGTTGTGATAGCCCACATCAACGGCTGACGTCTTGCCCCCATTCCGGTTAGCATTGTTGTGTAAAGGGAGTCAGTATCATGCTCATGGTATTCATCCACGATTGCACAATGTGGAGACTGACCATCACCTGGGTCACCAATCAGCGGTTCAAAACGCGCCCCATCTTCAGGGCGATTCATGTTTTTTGCATTAACCTCAATGCCAAATGCCTCGGTTAACAACGGAGTGCGCTTACACATCAACTTAGCTGGTCTAAATACTTCCCATGCTTGTTTTTCTGTCGTAGCACCAGAATAAACCTCCGCACCAAATTCGTTATCACAAGTAAAGCAATACAGCGCAACGCCTGCGGAAATAGCTGATTTCCCATTTTTACGCGGAATTTCGGTATACACCTCACGAAAGCGACGAAGTTTTGTTCCTTTTTGAACCCACCCAAATGCACTGCAAACAATAAAGAGTTGCCAAGGTTCAAGCGTAATAGGCATTCGTTTAAATGCCCACTCACCTTTGGTGTGGGGCAATAACTGAATAAACTTTGCAGCTTGCTCGGCTAAATCCTTATCAAATCGATAGCGAAATTTTCGCGATTTCTCTTGTGCCATATCATCAATATGTCGCTGACAGGCATCAATCACATACTGACACGCCACAATCTTGCCACGCACCACATCACGCGCATATTGATTTGCCGCATTGACGTTCGGGTAAGATTTACGACTCATGATGAAATAATCCTCATAAAGGGGTTATCTTGCTTTTTTTGCCCCGCAAGGCCAATTAATCGCTGACGACTACTCGGATCTAAACCCAACATTGCGCCCGTGCGATCCATTTCACTTTCTTGTTCTTTTTTTGTCGTTAAATCAGGGTTTTTTATTGGCCCTCCCGTGGCGCCAATTAAGCGAGTACCATCACGCATGATCGCAATTACCGCATTACGCCAAATATGATAGGCGACACACCAACGCTCAAGCACAGCGAGATCGGTAATACATAATATGCCTTGACCACAAAGCTCCTTGATTGTGACTTCCCACATAACAACAGCAAGCTCTAGTTTGTTTTCGGTAAACCAATCTGGTGGCGTCACGCCTTTTAGTGGTGTGAATACCGGCTCGTCTTTATTGAGTGCCCGTTTTCCCGGATTACCGGCCAATTCTTTTCTGGCGGTAGGCTTCGGGCGACGACCAGATTTGCCCGGAGTGCCAGCCATAAATAAACCTCCAAATAATTCAGGATCCGATGCATAAATATGGCTAAACAATTAGCCAGTTTTAATTTCATTTTTCGCGGGTATAAAAATTGACTTAAGGGGGCGGTCCTATAAGGCGAGAGTGGTAGAGATTTGACCCTCCCCTCCTACCGGTGTTTTATAATTTCATTTTGAAATTAAATATTTTTATAACTTTATATATTCGTTATATATCAGCATGTTATATTTAATACTAAATTCTTTCTTTTGCTGTCTTAGTTCTATGACATGGAATACATAACGACTGAAGGTTTTCTTCCGCATCGGTACCCCCATGTGCTTTAGCAATGATGTGGTCAACCGTTTTTGCTTCAGTGGCTCGTCCTGCTTTTAAGCATCCCTGGCACAGATACTTATCACGCTTGAGTATACGAGCTCGCAGTTTATCCCACTTTGTACCATAACCACGTTGATGACGAGACTTACCACGCTGGTGCATTTCCCATCCTAAGTTCTGATGATCTTCACAGTAACCATTACGTTCTGTTGTTGTCTTAGCGCATCCCTGTTTACGACACGCACGAGGTATGCGAGGTGGCATGTTATCTCCTATAATTTAAAGGGCAGATATCTGCCATTTTAAAGAAGAGAATAATACCCTTTATTGAACATAGGGTATTTTCACCTTTACTTCTGACTGCACCACGTTCTGTTATTTAGTTCACTCACAGCTTGTGCCCACGCTTGATGCTGAGTTTCCATTGCTTTCTTAAGCTCTGTGATAGCAATATCTTGACTATTGGCTCGCATGCGTAAATCTGCCAACTCAGCCTTAGCGTCCTGCTCTAGCTTATTACTGACAAGCACACCATTGAACACAGCCGAATTAATAAGGGCATCTTTAATAAAAAACTCACCTGAGGATTGAATGAAGAAAGGTGGAATTGATTTAGGTTTCATACCTACATCTTGCATCAGTTGTTTAATGCGAGTGAGTTGTTCTTCTAACCTATCTAACTCAGTGGTATCTACTGAGACTTTTAATTGAATAGTATTATCTGACATCGTTTAATCCCTCAATAACAATAGGTTCACCACCTGCTATCTTGGCCCACTTATTCTGCTCTGGAAGTAATTCTTCAAGTTGGTTATCGATAGATTGAATTGTTTCAATTACTGCAGGGATGTTGTCATAATTAAACAATCTATATTCATTAGTTAGCCGACTATAGGTGAGGCAAGTTTCATTTATAGCACCTGCAATACCTTTAAGTTCAGACTGCCTACTTCGAATCAAAGAGTGTATCTTTTTGGATAGGTATATATCACGACCTATCGCCTCATAGTTAATCTGATTATCTGACATAGTGCTCTCCAATAAAAAAGCCACCAGCTATTAACTGATGGCTATCTCTATAAACTCTATCAACGCCTCTCAATACATGATATTTATTGAATTTAATTACTATAATTACATCTATTAATTTAATAAAAAATCAATTCTTTGTAATGGATAATTACAGCATGTTATTTCATTGTAACCAAATGATTAATAAATAAATAATTTACACTCATGATATAAATTAGACTCACATCACTCTCGATAATTACTTTTAATGTTAATATATAGGCTTATATTCTTATGTGAGAATGCTAGTTTTTTGTTATAGATGTTTATTTCCCGAATGACCTTACATCAATAATAAAGCCTCTCTGACACACATTCAAACAAGGAGGTATTATGTATTTTTTATACACAATTATCGCTATTGTATTCTTGATTTCCCTCGCCACTACAAAATCTGACTCAAAGAACAAACGAAAATAAAATCCATTAAAATAATTAATTAAAAAAATAATCATGCCCAATATAGCTGAATAACCTGTGTTAACTTATTATTTTTACAGAATATGTCTAAATAACAACGCGCTAGATATAAATATTTTTATCATATCCTTAGCAAATTTATTCACCCATACTTTGGCAATATGTAAGCAGTCGTCAAACATTCGCCCTTTTCTACTTGCTTGAGAACTTCGACGATAATGATCTACCGCCATGTAACTTGCTCTACGACAAACAGGCAAAGAAAGATTGTTTTTTAAAAACTTACGTTGATTATTAACAGATTGGCTTACTAAATATTGGTAATCTATTGTTTTCTCACATACTAGTGAAAGCCCTGTGGGAGCCCAAACTCACAGGGTTATTTTTATATTGCGCTGTTTATTTAGGTAGGAGATAGATAAGAATAATCAATCTGGTATATATATTTACCTAAGCTATACTAAGTAAACATCGCTATACTTTAATTGATATCTTGTTAGTTTGCCCTCGTACCCTACGTAGGGCTTTTTTTAGTTCACACACTCCGTCCTAATATAATCCTGTAATCCCAATATCACTTGCTCTGATTCTGCAATTCGCTCTCGGAGTAACCAATAATTTCTGATAGCGGTGTCAGTAGGTCGGGCGGTGGTTGCATTAGCCACGCCGGAGGTGGAAGTGGTAGCGCTCTTTGGACATTCGGCTTTGATGTACACCCTGTCAGGATTACGCCCAGCACTAACGCGCAACCTATCAATTTCAGCTTTTGCATTTGTGAGTTCCATCGTATGTGTTGTATCAAGTTCATGAAGTGAGTTAATGCGCTTTTCGTAATCGGCCATTTCAACCACAAGAGAGTCGTTTGTTTTCTTTAGCTCTTTATTCTCTTTACCAAGCTCAATCATTTCTTTGGTTGAAAAGAATAGAGCAACACACAAAGCTCCCCATAATAAAATGGGAAACCAGGGCTTTAACTTATTCACAACTACCCCTCGTTATTTTACCTTTACCCGTTTCCATCAAAATAAAATCAAGTACCATTTCCCCTGCTTTTTCTTTTAGGCTCTGAATTTTATTTTCATGTTGAGGCTTAACATCCTTCCAAGCGTTTAACCCTTTGCCAAACTTACTCGCAATCGCTTCATCTCTTTTAAAATCAGCACAAGCTTCATTGAGTTGTTCCATCACGCTTAACTTGCGAGGGTTAACAACCACCCCTTCTGTCCAATATTGATAAAGGACATCATCGCACTCCTCTTGAAACTGAATTACTTTATCGCGGATTTCAGATTTGACCTTGTTGGGATAAATAGTCAGCATCCAAGCTGAAAGTTTTCTAAGTTGTAGGCAAATCATAGATTGTTCGCCACCTTTTGTAGGTATGGTGATTTCCGCCATACCTTTTGAAAACCTTTGCTTAATCTTGCTGAATTGGCTTTTCCAGTTTAACCCCATCCCTTCAACAATAGGCTTCATGGGAACATACGGCTCATTGTTATACTCAACAACATAAAGCTCGTTATCGTAAAATGGAACAGTAATAGTATTAGTCATAGTGTCTACCTTATTTAGTAATGAACCTTTGCCGAAATAGGAAATCAGCCCATCGAAGCGACACCAGCTATAACTGATCCCCTCAAAGGCTCATTACCTAAATATTGGCTCGATGTGATTTGCACTTTCGGTGTGCGTAAAACGTGGATACAAAAAAGCCCCGCAAATGCGAGGCTATGAGATAGGATTAATTATTGAGTTAAAGTAACAACCAAGCATCTTCAAAGACTTTTTGTGAATACGGTTGATAGCCCAACTCAACGCCCACGATTGCTTTTGCTAAAGAGATAGCAACCTGTTTTGATTCAGTATCTATCTTGTCATTAATACCAACACCAATCTCTTTTGATACACGAGTGATATAGCCATTAGTATTATTTTCAACTGGCGGTGCATACTTATTAATAATTGCTGATACTGAGTTCAAACCATATTTACGTTGATATGTTTGAGTTAGTTTATAAATTGCTCTGATGCCATACTCTGTCGACTCAAAGACACAGAATCGAGGGTTAGGCACTCCAGTTTCAATACCGACCAAACCTTTCCATTTATTACGTGGGTTATAGTCAATGTTGCCGGGGTTATTATTACGTTCACCGCGAGCCATCTTTGCCATGTCTAACACCTCTGAATATTTGCATTATGTTTCCGCGACTCAATAATATGAGTATGCATAACGATAAATTGATACCGACTTCAAATGGGTCAGCATGAGAATAATCATCTGTTAAGATCCGCAATGGCACCGAACCCAATAAGATAATTAATACCCACGCAATGAATGACGCCCCAAATTTATATTGAGCTCCATTACGTCGATAATTAATGAGTCGAATGACTGCGAGTAAACAAGAAAAGAAATTGATGTAAATCCAAAACATTGAGATGGTCATCTGCCACCTCCTCTGAATTTATCTATCAGATTATTAATAAACTTATTTATTCCGTCAGTCATTGCACCAGGTTTTGATATTGAGACCAAAACCCCCACCAGCCCTGCTGACGAAAACATTGCTCCTACTGACTTATCGACATCACGGCCACCAGTTATATCGCTAAGAATACCTGACATAAAATCAGCGCCATAAATACCAATAAGGAACGCAACCGCAAAATAAGTCCAACGCTTTAATAGACGAATATCATGAGCAGATAAAACAAAAATAACTGCTCCTGCAAACGCCCCAATAACAACGCCAGCATCCATACCAGCAAACAGGCCCACAATTGAAACGCCCGCTAGCGATGCTGTTGTAGTGCCCGTTAACGGCTCATTCATGTGTGTAGTCCTGTTATTTGGTTAAAAAGGTGCAGACACACAGCTCTTGTGTGAAGTGATTAGTGTGTGATTGATACTGTGGTCTGCATATAAATAGATGGTGGGCACAACTCCACCTAGTGTGCAATTATCGATATCTCTGCATGAGGTTTTCGATAATTAATGAAATACAGCTCGCCAATAAGCTTTATATTTAGATCGGGTAACGAAATAATGAAATGACCAAGCTAGATTTAATTGCTCTTTAGTCTTACCAGATAGCTTTACACATAGATTAATAAATAAATTTTTCATATTTTCTCCAATAAAAAAGGCCACCTAAGTGACCTTACTGGCAAGCTTTTCTGCCTCTGGAAATAACCCGAACCGTATCGCCTGTTACTGTCGTAATGTAAGCATGATCTGTTCGATTAATATCAAATGATGGAATAGAGTCTTTCTTTGTGTGTTCAACCCGTGCCACGATATCTTTATTTTCTGATTCAGGATAAAACTCTAAGCGGTACATTTTACCTAAGCAGTGGACTTCCTCTACTTTACGGCCATCTCGTTCAGTAATTAATTTAAGTGCGTACATAATTTCATTCCTTATTTTAGATAATAAAAAAGACCGCCTAAGCGATCTTCTGAATGTGAACTATCCGGTAATTCCGGATGGTTGAATTACCACAATGCAAATAAGCACTTTGGATAAGTATCAATAACTTAACCTATGCTACCCTCATCAATGAGGGAACCAAAACCCTCGAATTCGGGGGAATTAAAATAGAAAGCCCCAAGTGTATCGCAAGCCAGATTTCTCCGTTCTGCGTAGTGACTATGAGGGCACTATTATGAGATTGTGGAGGAAGGCTATTTAATCCTTCGTCGGTTTCCAGATACTCTCAGGGGCTTAGCCTAATCCGCAAAGGCCGCCTCTGGATGGTGTGCGGTACATCCGACAGTCCATACACTGCCGATCAGTCTCGGCGTTCTCCACAATGGTTAAGGCGCCTTCTCCATGCAGTGCAAGGGTGATTTTACTCACCAAAAGACACCTTACCATTGCAGATAACAAAAAACCCCGCCGAAGCGAGGTTTTAAAAAAAAACTATCAATAATCTCACGATATATGGAGTTTTATGAGTAATAACGTTTTCAGTCTGTGGGATTAATATTTCCAGACTTCTTGAGCAATCTCTTTTACTAATGCAATTTTATCCCATTGTTGCTCTTCAGTTAATGCATTCCCTTCTTCAGTTGATGCAAATCCACATTGAGTACTTAAACATAGTCGATCTAATGGTACGAACTTACTAGCTTCATAGATTCGCTCTATTACTTTTTGTTTACTCTCTAACTCTCCAGTTTTTGAAGAAATTAATCCCAGAACAACTTTTTTATTGCCTGAAACATAAGATAACGGGGAGAAATCACCAGCTCTATCTGTATCAAACTCTAAATAATATGCTGATACATTTTCTCTTCCAAAAAGGATCTCAGCAATCGGTCCATAGCCACCACTAGCGGCCCATGTAGAACGATAATTACCTCGGCAAACATGTGTTGTTAACACTAAATCTGATGGTGCGTTTTTAATCGCTTCATTATTCAAATAAACAAGCGTTTCCGCTAATGAGTTTATATCATTGCTTATTACAGTATGATCTGAATGGCATGAGCAACTATTTACACTTTCGCTCTCAGCAATACCTGAGTTGTGATATCGAGAATCAACCATCATACCCCAAGTACAATCATCTAATTGCAAATTGCGACACCCTACAAGATATAACTCTTTTATGAATTCTTGATAAGCACCAATAATATCGTTAATTAACTCATCTTTTGAAGGATAAATTGCATTAGTGCTATCTAAATTCTCTGGTCGATAAAGCTCTTTGAAAAATTGAGCTGGTGCAGGGATCGTTAAACGAGGAACAATATTATCCTCAGCAAATTTCAACAAAAATGAAAAATGTTCAATAAAAGGGTGGTTATTTCCAGAGATTTTTCCTGTTAATCGAGCCGTCTCTGGACGAGTTTCAATACCATCGAATGAATATCCTTTAGATAAATAGGCTTTTTCAACGCCGTTTAATCCCCACATAAAGTCTAAATGCCACCAGCTACGACGAAATTCACCATCGGTAATAACATGTAATCCGGCTTTTTTCTGCTTTTCTACTAACTCAATGATTGCTTTATCTTCTATTTTTTTTAATTCATGGCTAGAAATAGTGCCATTAGCATAATCGCTACGCGCTTTATGTAGATATTCAGGTCGAAGGTAACTACCAACGACATCAGCTTTAAATGGAGGGATGTTAATGCTCATTCAATATATCCTATATTTTCTTATTAAGAATTTTATTATCAAACATAACATTAATAAAAAAAATGGATATTGAAACTATTTCATATTTAATATGAAGCTATTTCATCTTTAAAAATTAAAAGCACAGATAAAGAGGATAACTAATAAAAACACAAAACCTCACTGTAGATGAGGTTCATAAGCTGGTTGACCTTGATGTCAGTCTTATCACAATATCATCATATTTACGTACGTAAAGTTTTATATGATTTTTTCCACGTATCGATCCATCTCTAATGGAACATCTAGCATCATTAACATACCTTCTATTATCCCCTCTGCCTTTTGTAATTTTTTACCTATATGCCCATCAGAACAATTGTGCTTGTTAGCAAGTTGCATAAATGTCATTCCGAATAAATAGTAATCAAGCAATAGGTCATGCATATCACTATTCTTTTTATTCAATTGCGCCATACAACTAGAAATAATTATTGCATCGTCTTCACAACATTGGGGGCGAGCCTTAACTTTACTTGGTATTAATCCACTAAACCCCGCAGCAACCGAATACCATTGGACCGACTCTGTATTATCTGCCGACCATGCACCCCATCTTTCTAATACCTGTTGTATATCACGCATTATGCCACTTCCTTATGTTGTCTTGAAAATACTAACTCTCTTACCTCACAAGCTTCTGTTAGCATATCGTTAAAGTCACCTCTATCGGGCCATCTCACTCTTACTGTCTCTACATCATTATTAGAAAGTAGGTTTTTATGCGCGCACTCCATAGCAGCTGCATGACCAGCCGCATTCCAATCCATATCTGTAAAGATAACAAGATGAGTAACACCCTTCGGTGCTTTGAATTTTTTCATGAAGTTAGTATTGATGACCGACCAAGTATTTACACCATAGAGTTGCTTACAAGAAAGTGCAGTCTCTATACCTTCAGCAATGCCAAGTGTAGTATCGACAGAAAACATTCTTATCGCGACAGATTCTGCATACTCTAAATAATTGTCATCCTGCACAGCAGTCATTTTCTTCACAATATCAAGAGGCGCTTTTTTATCCCCTTGTAAATATGTTCTGTGTAAATAACAAAGTTGCCCTTTTGCATCTGTAGCTAGTGACCAGATAGCTTGAAATTTGTCAGAACTATTACGAACAGGTTGATGATCACAATAACGGACATTATCAAGTGGTAACTCAAAAACACCTCGATTCTGCAAATACTGCATGGCTGGTGTATTTTTAAGTATGGGTAGTTTGGAATAACAGCCCGTAATACGTTGGAATAAATTATTCTTATTGACTTTGTTGGGTGGAATAATTTCTTTTTCTCGGTGATTACCAATCAATACATCAATTTCATCTGCTAATGTTTTAAAGTCTTTGCCTTGTGTTCTTTCCAGCAATTGAAAACCGTTACCCGAACTGCACGTGCAAATATAAGTTCCTCGTCCGTCTTTATCATCAATACGGAATTTTCCTTTCTGCCCGCAGATAGGGCACTTTCCTTTAAAGTGCTTACGGCCCGTTATAGGAGGCAACCCATAATGTGCAAATATTTTTGCCCATAGTCCTTTTACCGCATCAATGGTATTCACAGTAAACCTCCTTGCTGTGGCTGGTGGCTAATTTGAGTGCGTAAATTTCGAATATTGACTTGTGCCTTCTTGCGAGACTTAGCAAAGGCGATTTGTTTGTATTTAATAAAGTTGCTCACTTCAGGTGTGATTTCTTGTGGTGTGTTATGAAAGCCTTGTGGCCATACGCCAAATTTATCTTTGAAAGTATTGGATACCCAACCATCACTGATCGGTTTACCCTGTGTCGCACGTTGATTCTGGTAGTATTTCAATTGAGACCACCAGCTTTGCTTATCTTTTCGAGTGTAAGTGCGCTCTTTTTTATTCAGTTTTTTGATGTTTCGGCTAGTATCAACATCGATATCTTCACCCACTAAAGGTTTAAACCCACATTTAGGGCAAACATAAACACCTGCAGGTTTCATGTAATGGCAAGAGGAACATTCTTTCGGTTTCGTCTCTCGTTTTTCTTGCTCTCTGCTAGACGAAGATTCACTCATACCGTCGTTTTTGGTAGGCAGTTCGTCATATTCAATGTCATCTGGATAACCTAAGCGGTGAACAGAACCGGAGTGATCGAAAATAAGGCAAGTTTCTTTCCCTGGCGCAGTACGCAATCCTCTACCAATCGCCTGACACCAACGAATTTCTGATTTAGTTGGACGGGCATAAATAATGCAACGAACATCACTATCAAAGCCGGCAATCAATGTTCCCACGCTCACAAGTATCTTAGTCGCGCCTTGCTCAAACCGATGAATAATGATCTGACGCTCATCATGTGGCGTATCTGCGGTGATCACCTCTGCATTCACACCTGCGCGGTTAAATTCGACAGTGACAAAATTGGCATGACTGACCGTGACACAAAAGCAAATCGTCGGTAGGTTTCGACCATTCACAAGCCAGTTATCAACAATGTCCCCCACCAAATCAGCACCACTCATAATTTCAGCTATCTCAGCTTCTTTGTAATCACTACCGAACTCTGCGTTGCTGGACGACTTTACTTTTGATAGATCGGGTTTAGTCGGCGCATAGAACTCGTATGAGCTTAAATCACCACGTTTGATTAACTCTTTCATGGTGGTGGGTTTGATTAATGTTTCGTAGTAATGACCAAGGAATGGAGCAAAAGGCGTACCAGACAAACCAATTACCTTGAATTCACACTCACGGATCACTTCTAATATTTTTTTGCGGCGTAAATGTGCCTCATCGATAATGAGTAAATCGATATTGTCTGGAAAGTCTCTACGAATAATCGTATCTGCTGATGCGATTTGAATTAAACGAGTCGGATCATAATTAGGGTGATCACGCCATACATAACTAATCTCTTCAGCTGGCAAACCATACTCAATAAAACGGCTGGCTGTTTGATCAATTAAAATGGTGTAAGGAACAAGAAACATCACTCTCATTCCACGCTGAACATGTCCATCAGTAATAAACGCAGCTAATGCCGTTTTTCCGCTTCCTGTTGGGCTATAAATCATGAATGTTCTATTTTGCTTCCATGTCTGACGTAACATCGTCAATCCGCGTTCCTGTGCAAAATTTGGTGTGATTGTTAACATCGGTTTCCTCATTTGATAATTAGCACTGCCAAAGGAAGGGATTAATTTTTATTCATTTAGACATCTAAACGGCTAGTGGCTTTTTAACACCTATAGAGATCTATATTTAAGATCTACTCACTCCCTTGGCTGTGCCTTCCCTAACACCCCTTTCAAAGATCACCCCCCTTTCCCCCCTAGAAAGTTTTCCCCTCTTCCCCAGAAAACAATCTAGACGGCTAAACGTCTTAACTTCCAATGTCTCCTAAATTTAATTACTGCTAAATCGATAACGGCTTTGCTGTGTACCCTTGCATTGCTCTCTGATAACGCTTTATGAACTCTCTCAACCTGACGTTAGCTTCATGGCGAGCTTTGTTGTCTTTACGGTAGGGAACTTGTTCTCGTTCCCATTCCGTTTGGTATACTTCCGAATATTTAACTAATGCCTTCTGCCTCATGCTTGGGCTTAACTTCGTGAGTTGTTCCTGGATCCACTTAGCATCATCAGGAAAGTAGTGATCAGGCATCGGCATGTTGATTTGGTGCATGCATTTCCCTTTCTGGTTTATTAGGAAAAACTTTAATTTCCTCGGCTCCTACCACCTCTCCATCAACATGAATAACAAAAATATTTCTTTTGTTTTTTAATGCCTTATTTATTGCACTTTGCTGAATACCAAATAAGTCAGCTACTTTTTTTTGTCCCAACTTTGAAACCAAAACCGATAATGGTATTTTTTCCATAAATGCTCCTCCTGAATTTATTATTACCGCTAATGATATTTAAATCAACACCGGAGGTGATTGTTTTTATCTCCGGAGGTGATATTATTAATTTATGAAAAAGAAACCTTTGACTGATGAACAAAAAGCAGACGCAATTCGTCTCAAATCCATATTTGAATCTAAGAAAAAAACCTTGGGATTATCACAAGAGGTTCTTGGAGAAATGTTGGGAATGGGGCAAAGCGCTGTTGCGCAAATATTGAATGGCGTTAATGCTATTAATCATGAGCATGTCGCAAAACTTGCAAAAATACTTGACGTTTCGGTGGAAGAAATAAGCCCATTTCTTGCAAAAGAAATTAGGGAGGTTTACCAACCTATTTTGTCTCACACAGCACAAAGCCCTCAAAGTTTTCATCAATACCCATTGTTCACAAAAGTCCAGGCTGGTGCCTTCTCGACAGAATTTAATTCATACACAAAACAAGATGCCGTGTCATGGATACCAACAGCTAAGAAAGCCAGTGAGCGAGCTTTCTGGTTAGAGGTTGAAGGTCAATCAATGACAGCACCACCGGGAGGAAAACCAAGTTTTCCAGAAGGAATGCTAATTCTGGTTGATCCTGAAGAAGAGGTTGAGTTCGGAGATTTCTGTGTCGCTCGTTTGCTGAATGATGAGTTCACATTCAAACGATTGATTAGAGATGGTGGGGTTGAGTATCTAGAGCCATTAAACCCTCGTTTCGACCTGATCCCTATTAACGGGAACTGCACAATCATAGGTAAGGTAATCAAGTCACAATGGCCTGACGACACGTTTTAGGGTGTGGTATCTAAGTTTGATATAAAATAATTTAAAAAGTTGTTGACATAGGGTTGGCAACTGGAATAGTCTAAGGACGTCAAGCCCAGCCCCGTTCGTAGACAATAGTTAATATCTACATAACGGCTCTGGGCATTTTTTATTTCAACATGAAAAAGACAGCTATTCTTATTGATGCGGGATTCTTTATCTCCCGAGTTAGCGCTGTAAAGCGAAAGCATTTTAAAGATCATGATTTAAATGCATCTCATCTAATGAAATTAATATGGGGACTTGTTCAGTATCACTTGAACAAAAGACATGGCTCTCATGAGCATAGAGCTCCATTGGAATTATACCGAATTTACTTCTACGATTGCCCACCTCTTGATATACAAACAAGGTACCCTTTGCCAGCAGAAAAAGGGCACACATCACCACCAAGGAAAAATTTTAAACTAGAGCCATCTTATATTCTAAGAACAGAACTTCATGAAGAATTAAGGAAGAGTAGAAAAACAGCTCTCAGGATGGGAACACTAGTTGATAGTAAGCGTTGGCAAATAAATGAACACACACTCAAAGATCTTCTTGCTGGCAGAAAAAAATGGGAACAACTAACCAATGATGATTTTCATTACGATATAAAACAAAAAGCTGTAGACATTAAGCTAGGCATGGATATAACTATGCTTGCATATGAAAAATTAGTGGATGTAATGGTTCTGGTAGCTGGTGACTCAGATTTCGTTCCAGCAGCTAAACACGCAAGAACAAAAGGAATAGACTTCATCTTAGACCCATTAAGGCAAGACGTATCACCAACTTTATCTGAACATATAGATGGAATCCAATCTTATGGTTTAATATCTGCAATTGCAGACATACTACAAGTAACTCCAGACCCTGTACCAGATTGGTGGGAAGAGAAAGTAGCCAGATCAGAGGCTAGGAAAAAAACAAGTCAGCGTAGAACAAGACCTAAAAGAAGATAACCCCAGCCCTCCCAGCGAGGGCTTTTTTGTGCCTTCCATATTCACCTATAATTAATTGGTTTACATAAATAAATTTAAATTAACACTTAACCTAAATAGGTATAAATTAACAAAAGCAATTTATCTTATGGACGGTTAATTCATGATTAAATTTGGGGTTGTAGCCGTGATTTTATTGGCTTCACTTTTAGTTATAAATATCAAAATACAAAATGATAAAATACAATCTATTACTGATGAAAATCAGTTCGAGTGTATCAAGCATAACCATACAAAAAATAACGGAAATCCCCCTCATTCTCACAACAAACACCTCACGCCTCAATTTAATATCAAAGCAATACAAGAAAGTTGCTATGAAAGGTGGAGCTTAAAAATGGATCGCCACTACTAATTACCCAATTTAATCCCTCCAAAGAAGTGATCTGCATTCCAATCTGAGATTTATTTGAAAATAAATTCCTTTCAAATTCAATAAAATAACTTGCGGTAATGACAACTAATAACCTGCGGTGTTGACAATAAAATCACTAGCGGTGATACTTGATCGTAAATGATAACTGATAGAATTAATTAAGGATCATATATGACCAGTATACATTCTACTGCAATCCCTAATTTGCCGAAACCTGACACATATACAGGCGTAATGCTACCTATGTTCTTGTTTCATTTTTGGACTAAATCTGAGCATCCAGAGAAAAAAGAAGTTATGGCCACTAGCGCTGAACAAGCTAAAGAATTACTCGGTGGGAATGTTGTTTTCTCTGCTCAATTTCCTTACGAGGCTTAATTATGGCTCACGAACTCAACTTAGAAGCTGTTGCAAAAAAAAGTGACCAACTAAACGCCCTTTTATTTCAGCTCAATACTGAACGTATATCGGGTCAACCTGAAATAGAAAGTTTAATCGGATTGGCTTACGAATTATCAGGCGATATCTCAGTTTGGTTAATCGAAGAAAATGCACAGAGAGATAATAGCGATGAATAACACTAAATTAAAAGAATCAGCCTGTGATGAATTACTTTATGCAACTTCTATTTTAAACATCATTATCAACGGCAATGTAATTCCTAGCGATAATATGTTTAATGCGATTGAATCTGCAGTAGCTAATATAGAAAGAGCTAAAGAAAGTGTATCAAGCATTAATACTGACAAATCACCAAAGGCTATCGGTGAAATTAAAATCAGTGATAACGATACAATTGAAACGGCTGTCGGGTGTATTTTAAATACATTGGAAACTGCAATTAATTTAAAAGTTGCCGAAGAAAGCGGTCATATTAAAAATTACGATATTCAAATTACAAATTTAATCCAGTCAGCCAAATTAAATTTAAAAAACTGTTTATGAAAAAGTAAGTTTCACGGAGGCGTAATGAATATTGATGAATTAATTACTCTTCCTGACTTAAGTAAATTAACAGAAGGCGAGTTGGGAAAATTAAGAGCAAACTTAGACTTATCTATTGATTCACTCATTACGGGAATGAACATATTTGGTGAGTTTATGTTTTGGGCTGATAACAATGAAAATTATCAAGATGGAAAAAATCATATTAGTGATGTGGGATTATTTATAAGCCAAATGTCGTTATTAATATCAATATTAAATGAAAGGTTTGGCGGAGTTGAATATGAAATATCAAATCGAAGAATAAAAGGAACAAAAAAATGAGCAAAAAACACGAAGCTATTGAGAAGGCAACTGATAACCAAATTACTATTGCCATGCGCCCTGTCTATATTATTGCAGGTGCCAACCGTGCTTACTTAAGTGAACGCTCTGCACTAAATAAACTGGCAAATATTCTCACTGAGCGTGAATTCCATAAAGAAGGCATTGAGACTAATTATGAAGGCGAACAGTGTGAACTTGAGGATGGTACAATTGCTTTCAAACGTGGCGAGCCGACTGAACACTTTATGGATCGCAAAGAAGCCAAACTAACTGAGCTCCAAGAACGATTAAAGCAAGAGCGTAATATTGAACGCTTACAAAAAGAATATGCCAAAGCTATCGCTAAATATGATGATGCGGGAAAAGAAGCTGACAGATTATATTACGAATTAAATAATGCTTTGACCAATAAATAAATCATCTACTAAATAAAAATTAATTATAGCGTTCATGCTAGGGATTGCTGCGCTCTGAATCAGGAGTAAGCAACATGGATAAAGTGAATTTACTTGAAATAAGAAGAAAGCGTTTTATTAACTCGGTACTTATTTACATTAAACAAAATGGAAAGAAAGCTGAATTTAAATCAAAGGTAAATAATAAAACTTTTATTACAGAAATTAACTTTGAAAATTTAAATAACTTCTTCCGTGATGTCTATGAAGAAAAAGATTGCCGTCAACGTTGTAAGTGGAGTGATAAAGATATCTACAATACTTATGAATGGTTATATAACCTAAATGGCTCAATTTCCGAAATAGGTAAATTCATGATTAATTATATCGTTGAGTATTTACCGCCTTACGTAAATGGAGAGGAATATAAATATCATGACGTATTCTGAATTCATGAGCAAGGGCAAACAATTAGAGAGCAAAGGATTTTATAGACGCGCATTAGAACATTACAACCAAGCTTTCATTATTGCAGAACCACCAGCCAAAGGTGCAATGAGTTATCAACAAAAAATAAGTAATCAATCATCAAAGCGCTGTTTAGATAAAGCCAAAATTAAAATACCGGGTGGCATGTTATGAGTAAGAAAATAAAAAGTAGAAGAGGCGGAAGCAAAACTAAACAAGGACATAAAGGTACAGATTTTGACTGTTGGTTGAGAATGAATCAAGAAAACAATCTCTTTCATCCAAACATATCTAAATACGTATCAACATTTCAATCCAATATTGATTTCGTAGAAATGCCACTAAATAGATCTATGCGGCGACACATAAACAAAATAAATAAGGACATTTAATTATGCATTATTTAATCAATACAGAATTATCAATGACCTCAAAAGAAATCGCTGATTTAGTCGGCGCTCGTGAAGACAATGTAAAAAGAACCATTGAAAGACTAACTAATAGCGGTGTGATTTCCCACCCTCCATTGGAGGATGGAGCTAAATCAGCTAACGGAGTAATACCAAAACACTATGTTTTTTCAGGTGAGAAAGGAAAACGAGATAGCATCATTGTAGTAGCTCAGCTCTACCCTGAATTCACAGCCAGTTTAGTTGATCGCTGGAAAGAACTTGAAGATGAACGAGTAAAACCTAAATCACAGGCAGAAATCATTGCCGCTATGGCACTGGCTAACTTAGAAAGTGAACGTCGAATATCTCATGTAGAGCAAAAAGTTGAACAAGTGAATGAAGTCGTTGAGCAAATAAAGCAAGGAACTATCCCTGCTGGTTGGATTGGGTACTCTTTAGCGAAAACCAAATCGGGCATGACGATTGATAAATGCAAGACACTTGCCAAGCAATATGGTGTCAGAAAAGACCAAATAACCATTCTTACCCCAGAGGGTATGCCTAGACCTATGACGATCATCCATGAGACTGACTTCATGGTGGCAATGAAACACATGATGGACGAAGCAGAAAAACGTGGCACTCGCTGGCATCATCCTAAAATGGGATTATTTCAGGCAATTGGCTGGGAGGATAAATGATGGCTTATTTTACTGATACTAGTAATGGCGTTATTTCTGATGATGGTGCTTTAATTTCTTACTCTGAAGCTGTAACAGCTCTTGAATCAGGTAAATACGATAAAGAGTTATTGAAAGGTTTATATTTAGCCGCTGCAGTCATGGGTAAGTTAGCTGATGAACCTGAAACATTAACACCTGAACAGCGAATTTCTGTATGGCGCTGGGTGGTAGCAACTTGCTTTATCCGCGAACTGCAAGAAAAAAATGGCACCACTGAAATTCGTAATGAAGAAGGCGGTGTTGATCTTGCCACTATTTACAGTAACGGAGAAAACGCTTTAACCATTTACCCAGCTTCTTTGCGCCTTTGTCTTGCAAACCATTTTGAAAGCATTTTTATCGAAGAGTTAGGGGGTATCTATAAAGATTATTGTCCTGACTTCATCATAAAAGCCTATATCGGCTTTCTAGATATCTCTCTTGAGCATGGCCCTCGCCTATCAGAAAAAGGACGTGAAGGACTTTGTATTCTTCATGATGATTATATTCGCGAGTTAGAAGCTAATAACGGATTTCTAGCTATGCCAACTATGCACTAAGGACGGTAAAAAATGACAACTAAATTACCTTACATCGAGACAAGCCAATTAAGAGCTGCACTTACATTATTAAAAATGAGTGATGATGTTCGTCTTATTACTAATTGCATCCACATCAACGCTGAATATATCGAAGTATCTAATGGGCATGCAGTATTGCGCATGAAACACAATTCTGAATTCAGTGATGATATTGTTATTCAATTTGATGAAGCAATTCCTAGAGGTGTTGAATATACACATATTAAATCATATGACGATGGTTCTTATGTCGCTATTCATTATAAACAAGAGAAGGATGAAAATTTCTATCCCTCCTATAAAACAAAGCTCACTTTAATTAAAGATAAGTACCCATCATTTAATTGTCTTTTTGAGCAGGAATTTATTAAAGGTGAAGCACCCTTAATACAGGCCATGTACTTAGCTTTACCTTATTTATTATTTGGTCGTGTTATTACAGGAATACTAAAAACAAAAAATAACAAGAATGTGCTTTTTAATTTTTCATCTATGACAAAAGACGCATTTGGAGATCCTAAATTACTTGTACTAACAGTGTCTGATAATGCTTTTGATATTACCGATAAAGTTTACAACTTAATTAAGGATGATGATTAATGACAACTTTAGATTTAAATCTCGTTAGTGTCATCAAAAATGCAGGTGGTGATCCTGGTGATATGACAGATGCTGTATGGAAAGCCGGTTATCGTAAAACAAATTTTACCATTGAGCAGATCATTGATATCACGGTGAGCATGACGGGTGATTCTATTTATTTAAAATTACCTCATGACAATTTGCCTAAGACATTGGATGACATTAGCAAATATTATTTAAACAATATCATTTTTGATGCTCATTGGGATAACCCACCAACAGTTGTTGCACAGGTCATTATGGAGAACGGGTATAGGAAGGGAGACAAAAAGTGACAACTACAACTCGATATATTAAGTGGAAGGAAATGATCCAGTTAACAGGGAAAAGCAAACCTACAATTTGGAGAATGTACGCAAAGCGAAATGAGTTCCCCAAACCAGAAAGAACAAAAGGCGGTACGTTTTTAGGTTGGCCAGAACATGTCTATGAAGAGTGGGTTAGAAGTGAAAAGCTATAA